GTCAATTCCAACCAAATGTTAAAATCCCGGAGGCAATTGTCCCAAGTGAAACGACCGGCATTGTCGCCAAGCTCAGAGACGGAACCGGAATAGATTCCGTGTTCCGCCTCAATAACTATTTTTGTGATATTGATTTCCTTCATTCTGTTTTCCTTTTTGCGTTTTAAGCCTCTCTCAAACCTTTCCCGCTACGGAATGTTCCCCGATCGGGAAAAAGGCGGGGGAGGCAATCTCAGGCACAAAAAAGCCCCGGCCTGAGCCGGGGCTTGTGTTAATAGTCAGACGGTCGCAATCCAGACCAGCAGAATCAGAATTGCGCCACAAACAAGGCCAAATAGGTCGAAAATTGATTCTTTGATTTTCATTGCACACTCCATTCGTTTTTCTGGCCAACGAGAATCCCCGTGCCGATCTCAATCTCACGGATGACGCCATCCCAGGCAATCGATTGTCCGGACGTAGTGCGCCCCCAGATGGTGAAGTCAAACAGCTCACCAACCGCCTCCCCGCGCTCTTTGAGCTGTTTGCCAAGCCAGGGCGTGACGATCCAATGTTCCAAAACTTCGGGCGGTTCGTAGTCTTCGACGGCTTGCCTGAAAATCCCGTCCAAATCCAGATCTCCATTGTGATCGATGTGGTCTTCTCGTGTTTCTTGCGAATACCGGAATTCTTCCCCTCTCAACCGGACAACTGTGTCCAGAGTTCCGTCGTCGATCAATTCGCATTCATCAATGTCCGGCGGCGGCGGGAAATATAGATCCTGGAGCCATTCCTGCGGGAATGTATCTCCCAGATTCAATTCATGAACCATTCGCGAGCAACAATGCACAATTTCAAGTTTTGCAAGCTTCTCACAAATCCATTGGTTTTTCATTTCGTTCTCTTTCATTTTAGTGTTCGTGTATTTTTTTGTCTGTGCCGGTTCAAAAACGTTTGAGCTGAATGCGAATGCCCAATTCACGCATCAGCTCAGGCGTCAAAGCTTCCAAAGCTTCCCCGTTAATATCGTGTGCCGCGACAGGCAAATGGCATCGATTGTTCGCGGGTACCCCGCTCCCACGCCAGGAATTTGCCTCTTCCCAACAAGCTCGCTCATGCTCCGTCGCAAACTCTTCCGGCGGCATTTCACCGTCCGGCAACAATTCGTCAATTGCGCATGCATAGGCGTCTTCCCATGTTTGAGCGCGAATGATGCCGACGATACCCATACTGTCGCGCATGAGCCAAAGAGGGCCAAAGCCATCTTCCCATACGTCAATCGAATGCTTTATCCCACCCTCCCACGTACGAAAAAACGCCGATTCAAGAGATGTGCAATCGGTGGGACTTATTTGCCGGTTTAGCTTTGTTTGTGTTTTCATTTCGTTTCTCTTCATTGTGCCGGGCAATCCCCGGCGGGTTTTTGTTAATAGCCAAGCCAGTTGAGAACATCGCGCAACGTAGGCTGGATGGATTCCAGGCGGTATTCGTGGGAGTATGCACACCAGGCAAGGATGCGCCCATGATGCTCAGCGCAAACCATGCCGTGTTGCCGGATGTAGTTTAATAGGTCATTCATTGCGCCTCTTTTTCGTTGAGAAGGTTGATCGCAACTTCGGCAGCCTCGCCCTGTGAGAGATTCTCAAGCGCATCGAGAAATGCTATTTTTTGAGAAAGCCAACACCAATCGTCGAAACTGAACTGGCGAGCCAACTGTTTTTTCTGTTTTTGTGTCATTGTCTGGTTCTTTTCAGGTTATGGGGAAGGAAAGCCTCCCCCGGTTGAGTCACGAGATTTTGCGAGTTGGAAACTGATTGAAGAGCTTCCCGAGGCCCGAGCAATTGATGATCATCTTCGTCGAAAGCTCGCCCTTGCCGCCGCTCTTGAAATCGACCGCGAGAATCGACGTGTTCCAAGGATCGCGCTCGCCGGAGTAGGTAACGGCCTCGATCTCCTCGCCCTCGAAATGTTGAGCGACCTTCGCAGTCAGTTTGAAGACGTAGGCCGCGAGTGTCGCGTGAGACTCCGTCTCGGCGATCTCCTCGATCTTGGCCTCGACAATCGTAATCGGGAGCTTCTCGCAGAGAACGGGATCGTGCATCCCATAGGCGTGTTGCGTGATCTTAACCCATTGGCGAGCGAAGGCCTTCTCGGCCTTTTGCTGCTTGTAGTTCCATCCGTTAGGATTGACGGGGAAGGCCTTCTTGAGATCGCCTCCGGCCTCGTCGATCTTCTCGAAGATTCGAGCGATTGCTGCGGAGTAACTTTCCTTGATCGATGCCTTTATGGATTTGAGAGTAGGAGTGAGCGCGACATCGATGGCCGCCCGGTTGTTGTCGTTGGTGTCTTTCATTGCGATGACCCTTAACAGTTTGTTATTAATGATGTCCAGATTTTTTTTTGCACAATTTGCCGCCTGGCCAAACGCCGCCTAAAACGCCGCCTAAAGCCTAGCACGCACATCCCGGCGTATTGTGCCCCGTGGAATGCCAGGGCGCGGGATAACGCCCGCCAGGGCCGGGAATGGGCATCATAGACTGGAGCGCAACCTATCCGGCAATTAAGGGCAGGCGGAAAGGGCGGGGATGGGTGGCGAAAAGGGATCAATGGCGAGCAACATAAGTAGAATGGTAATGATTAGGCTACGTGTCTGATTAGTCACGCCTCCGCCTTCCCCTCCCCGCCCCCTCCGCCCGTCCAAAGTTAGTCGCATCTAACAATGTTTTACACGCCATCCTTTGAACCTAATTAATATTGTGCGAAGGACGTTGAAGCTACAACGGTTTACGCATGCGGGCTGCCGCATAGCATAGGCTCGGGCCTGTTTTCAGCCTGTATTGGGCAGGCCGCCGTTCTTACTCTGCATTGCGGGACCAGGTGGACACCCCGGTCGGGGGGGTGATCCACGCGCGCGCTTACCTCCTTACGCAAACAGAATGTGTGTGCCCCCCTTTTTAAAACACCTCTCAATCCCTTCTCTCGCTCCATCACAGATCTTACTCTGTTTGCCCCGTATCTGCGTTCTGAGGCGTTTTCCATGTCCTTGAGGCTGGTGATACCTCCCCTTGTATTGTAGCTGTAAAAGCCCTGCTTGACAGATATGACGGTTTGTTGTTAGATACGTGTCACCCATGAACAAGATGAAGAGTTCCCACATTGAAATACACCCCTGCGAGAACGGTTGGATTGTGACTGCGTATGATCCGATGAGGATATGGGCATTTGAGTCTGTGTCCCATGTCGCTAACTTTGTGAAGGAGTTCTTTTCGCAGCAGGAGGAGAGTAGTGATGAAGGTTAAGTCTGAGAAAACTGAGAGGGTAATTATCGAGATGGACGGGCCGGAGGCTCGTTCCATCCGTGATTGGCTGACTGCCCAGGCTGACGCCCAGCCTCCTCACTCTCCGGTGAGTCGGCTGCGGGTTAAACTGACTAATGCAATGGCTGAGTGATATGAGTGAAGAACAGGAAGACTATCAATGCTTCTTTTGCGAGCACGGGGCTGATCGTGCGTGCGGCGAGAAGTCAACTAATGGCGTGGCGTGCGACATGCCCGCTGGTCATGCTGGGCGTCATGTGAGTTGTCACAACAACTGGCACGCTGCAGTGATTTGGAACACGGGCGGCAAGCCTGTGGTGTCCTACCGGCACCGCAAGGGCAAGGGGAAGAATGCTGAGAGGTTGTATCGCTTGGCGAAGGCCAATCAGGCTGCTGGGACTGGGGCTGATAAGCAGCGGGTTCAGAACGAGGCCGCGACTGACATGCTCAACGAGCTTGAGGTTGATGGGGCTGCTGCCGAGGTGTTCAAGGAGCTTTGTAGGGCTACGCAGTATAACCCGATCCTGGAGGTCATCAACGCCCTGAAGAACAAGGCAAAGGGCGGTACTCAGGGCATCTCGCCTTCCAAGAGGCTCGATGCGAACATGAAGCTGATGGAATATCTGGTTCCGAAGCCGAAGGCGCAGGATGTGAGCAAGAAGGAGGATACTGGCATTACGGTGAACATCAACGATGGGGAGGTAAAATGAAGAAGGTTGAAGAAAAGCTTGTTAAGGCAGTTGAGCGAATTGCGGACTCTTTGTCCCGGCTTGAGGGCATGATTGGCGAACTGATCGAGTGTGAGGAGTGTGACTGCGACGAACCCTGCGGCTATCACGAGCTGTCTGAGGGAGAAGAAATCAGGAAGGGTGATTGGTATTTCAATGAGTCAAAAGAAAGGTGCCCAATTGTCTTGGATTTGGGAGGGCCATACATCAGGGACTACTTTGAATTCTCCATCTACCGTGATGTTCCAAGCTCCTGACTGTCATGCCTGAATTTTCCCTGCCATATCAGTGGGCTCCGCGAGAGTATCAGAAGCCCCTCTGGAACTACTTCATGTCGCCTGGGACGGGCAAGCGCGCCTCAATCTTCTGGCATCGCCGCGCTGGTAAGGATTTGTTCGCCATGAACCTAATTTCAGTGATGGCGCACAAGCGGGTTGGAGCTTACTGGCATATCTTTCCGCAGAACAAGCAGGGCAAGCGTATTGCGTGGAATGGGCGAACTGGCGGCATCATAGACCCTGTGACGCATGAAGTGAAGGAGCAGGGGCGCCCATTTCTCAGCTACCTTGGCGGGCCGCGAGATCCGAAGACCAAGAAGCCGGTCCTTCAAGAGAAGTACAACGACCAGGAGATGACCTACGTCTTCAAGAATGGTTCGATGTATCAGGTGCTTGGTGCGGACTCCGACTCACTGGTCGGCGGCAATCCCGTTGGGATTGTTTTCTCTGAGTGGGCTTTGATCCCCAAGAAAACATGGGAGTATTTGTCGCCTATCCTTGCGGAGAATGGCGGCTGGGCTTTGTTCATCACCACGCCTCGCGGCAAGAATCACGCCTACGACATGCATGAGATGGCGAAGGACAACGACAATTGGTTCCGCGAGACATTGATTGCCGGAGATCAGGGCACACGCGATGAGGCGGGCAATCCGGTGGTGCCGGATTCCTTCATTGAGCAGGCCAAGATGGATGGCATGGAAGAGGAGCGCATCCGATCCGAGTTCTACTGCGATACCGAGGCTCCTGTGAGCGGGGCATACTATGGTCGTCAGATGATGGAGGCTTCGGATCAAGGGCGCGTGACGGATGTTCCATGGATGCCGCAACTGCCGGTCTACACCTCATGGGACTTGGGCGCGAATGATGCGACTGCCATTTGGTTTTTTCAGCGGGCGCAGGGGGCAATCCATGTTATTGACTACATTGAGGAGCGCGACCAACCGTTGAACTACTACATCAAGTTGGTGCGTGAGCGGCCCTACACCTACGAGGCGCACTATGCGCCGCACGACATTGAGAAGCGTGAGATCACCTCTGCCGAGGCGCGCATTGTCACTGCTGCCAAGATGGGCATCAGGTTTACGCCTATTCCGTTCCTCTCAGTGCGTGAGCGCATTGATGCTGCGCGCAACCTGATCCCGGTCTGCCGCTTTGATGCGACCAAGTGCGGTCCTGGCATTGAGGCATTGCGCAGCTATACCAAGAAGTGGAACGATAAGGATGACACCTACATGAACGTTCCAAAGCACGACTGGGCGAGTAACGGGGCTGACGCCTTCGGCTACTTTGCTTTGGCTGCTGGGCCGGAGCCTGATACGAGAAACAAAACTAACTACAAGGGCAGTCCGATTATGGACAGCTTTGACTACCTTGCGTGAGCGCCATTGAGCAGTCCATCGCAATGTGGCCGTCTCCAGAGGCATTCTGGAATGATGTTCGCAAGTGGGGCGAGATGGGCTGCTACGTCCACATTCGCCCAGACTTCTGCGTCTGCGCCAAGGATGTCGAGGGGCAGGGTTGGTATGTCTACCTTGCCGTTGGCGACATGGAGCACATGCTTCGCCAGCTTCCCTACGAGCTTGAATTCATAGGATGGGACCGGGAGTTGCGGGGCTGCCGCAATCCGAGATATTACCCACTGAAGAAATTGCTTGCCAAATGTGGGATTTCGTCCATTCCTTCATACTAGATGACATCTAGTGCCCCGAAGCCACCGGCTCCACCCAAGCCGCCTGCACCCGAAGGTGCGGGGGCGACTGTGCGTGCGCAAGAAGCCCAACGCAGGCGAAAAGGACGTAAGTCCACAATCCTTGGCGGGTTATCTCCGAGTGCTGGCGCTGAGAACACCTTCCTGAAATCAATCCTTGGCGGTTAATGACAGACGAAAAGGCAAAGCAGGTTCTGTCCCGCCTCGATGAACTCAAGGCGGCGCGGAACACCATAGACTCCGAGTTCCAGAAGATTGTGGACTACGTTCGCCCAGAGGGGGCTGACTTCTCCACTCGGGACGAGAAGGGCCGCGCCCAGATCAACCGCTCTGACAAGATTTACGATTCGACCGCCCGCGATTCCGTTGTCACCTTTGCTGGGGGCATCGAGTCCAACTTGACCAATCCGGTTGAGCGTTGGTTCTCTGTCCGCATCGAGGGAGTTGACGACGAGCAGTTAGACCACGAGGCTCTGCTTTGGCTGGACAATGTCACCGACATCGTTTACTCGCAGTTTAACCGCCCGGAGGGCGGATTCTATACAGCGGTTGGCGAGGCATATACAGACCTTGGCAGCTACGGCACCGACGTTATTGGCTCCGAGTGGGACGGCAACGGCGTTGTCTATCGCTCCTACCCACTGGGCAACTGCTGGCTCGACGAGGGCGCAGACCAGTTGGTGGACACCAATTTCCGCGAGATCGAGATGACCAAGCGGCAAATCGAGCAACGATTTGGCCGCTACGGGATGGTTCCCGACTCGATCATGCGAGAGAAGGACTCCACGAGACGCTTCGTGGTTGTCCATGCAGTCTATCCCCGATCCGATGCAGCGGGCAGTCGGGCTATCAATAAACGCTATGCCTCATGCTGGGTTTGCGCAGATACCAAGTCTGTGCTCCATGAATCTGGCTACGACAGCTTTCCATACGCGGTTTCGCGTTGGGCAAAGCGGGCGGGGCAGGTTTATGGGTTTAGCCCCGCCCGCATTTGTCTTCCCGACATCCTCATGGTCAATCGCTTTCAGCAGCAGATTCTGAAGCGGGCCATGAAGGTGACATCCCCTCCCCTGTTGGTTCCCAACTCGGGCTATGTCCTGCCGATCAATACCTCGCCCGACGGCGTCACCTTCCATGACGCCTTCAGTGGTCAGAACGAGGTGCGCGAGCTTTACCAGAACGTGCGCCAAGACCTTGGCATTTCCCTTGAGATGCTGACCGATGTCCGCAACTCCATTCGCAAGTGCTTCCATGTTGACTTGTTTGAGCTTGGCAAGAACAACATTGAGATGAAAGCAACCGAGGTGATTGAGCGCAGGAATGAGAAGCTGCGCCAATTGGCTCCCATGATCGGGCGGCAGACCAAGGAGAAGCTTGACCCGATTGTCTCCCGCACCTACGAGCTTTTGAACGCGCACGATCGCATCCCAGATGCCCCGTCTGCGCTTCAGGGCACACGCTTGCGCGTGCGCTACCAATCTCCCGCCGCAGCCGCACAATTCAGCGTCAGGGCTGATTCAATGCGTGGATACACAGAGGATCTAGTCGCGCTTGCGCAGGCATATCCTGACATTCTGGACAAGATCGACCCTGACGCGCTGTCGGCTGAACTTGCTAGGGCGAGGCAGGTTCCGACCGCGATTCTGCGCCCCAGCGAAGAGGTTGAAGAAATTCGCGCCCAAAAACAGCAGAGCCAGCAGATGCAAGAGATGGCCCAGGCGGCGCAGCCAGCGGCTAGTGCAATCAAAGACATTGCACAGGCGCAGGCGATTTCCCAATGAAAACCCTAAAGCAACTAAAAACCCATACGGAGCGGAATTGCCATTCGGTGCTGATTGCCGCTGTAGCCAACCCCTCGGGGA